CACTGACTCAATTTCACTAGCACTTGAAGAAGTCGAAACACGTTTTAAAATCTTCATTGGTTCTTAAAACGCGACGACTATTTTCGACAATGTTGAGCGCATGAAATTAAATTTGAGTAAGTTTCAAATAAACAATAATTAATTAACAATAAAAAAAATATACAACAATGAAAAGTTTAGTAAAAAAAATATTCATACATGCATCATTGAATGGTTACAAAGGAGACGAACATGAGTTAACCGATAATTACTTAAACATAAACTTTAAAATTTTTAAAACATGAATTTCTTAGAAAAATTACACGCACATATTAGTGAAAATGGCTACACTGGTGGTCAAGAATTATTAGATGAAAAAGTAGCTGGTTATACTGGCGAAAATCAAGGCTTTTTAGATGTAGTAACTTCTACATTTAATCATGCAGTTGATAATGGATATGAATTATCTATTGAAGAATTTGAAACGAAATATTTTAAGTTTTGGGGCAAACGTCCTAATGGTAAATAAGTATGAGAAAATGGCTATCTGTCATATTATTATTAGTATGCTTTCTTGTTGAGTTATTGGCATTTAACTTGCCAAATTACTTGACAATGAAAGAGCAGATAGATTTATTTTGCTTATACACATCTTTTGGTTTTTTTTCATTGGCTTATAGTATGTTACTATATGTCAATGAAAATAAAACTGAAAAATACCACTTAACCTATAAGTTGATTATTCAATACATTGTATTAAGTACTATAAATTCGCTAATAGATGAACTAGGCATAGGAGGTTCAATACCTACTATTTACCAACTATCTGAAATCATAATATTTATAGTAATAACAATAATCTACATTAAAAAATTAATCAATTTATGGCAAAAAACGAAATAGCTAATATGCTCTGGAATATGCTAGAGCAAATGCTAACTAAAGTAAATATTATAATCATGGCTTTATTATCAGCATCAATTAGTTTTTTAACTTCAATAACTCATAAGCAGAGACCTAGACTTCAAGCATTTTTTGGTGCAATATTATCATTTACCATAGGTATGGTATTTGGTTTACTTGCATCATACATAACCAATGAAAAAGGTATATATATGGCAGCTGCCGTTGGAAGTGCATTGTTCAGTGAGGGGATTATCAGGTATGTTGTGACAAATGAGGATAGTATCATAAAAAAAATATTCAAATATTTCGAAAAAAAACTATAATTTTATCTAACCAAAATTTTAAACAATGACTATTTCACAAAAACAACAATTCGTAAAACTATTATTTATCTTCGGAGCCGTAATTGCAATGGTGCAATCTTTTATTACAACTGCAGGTATTCCTACTTTAACCAAAGAAGAAATACTAGTAGTTGGTTGTATATTAGGTATTTTATCATCAATTGCTACTTCATGGTATCAATTTTGGAGTAAGCATATTCCTAACAAAGTTGCAATAACTGGATTAATTGTTTTACTTATTTCTACACTTGGTGGCTTGAATGATATTTTTAAATTAGTGCCAATTAAACCTGGTTCTGCTATTTGGATTACATGGAGTATTTCATTGGCATCATTTGCTTTACAATTAGTATCTAAAATTATTTACATACCAACAGAGAAAGACAATGGGGTGGATAAATAGCATTATAAACTTACTATCTCAATTATTTGGATTTAGTAATAAAATAATAGATGTATCTAAAGACATCCGAAAAGATAGGCAGCCAGTTATTGAGGAACGTGCGAAGAAAGATTCTATCGATATTAGTCAAAAAACAGAAGTAGATATTATTAAGCATGAAGCTGAAATAGAGGAAGCTAAGTTTAAGACTGCAAAGAAAAAATCTCATTGGAGAAATAAAATGGAGCAGTGGGAAAAAAAGCATAAAGATGATAGTATATAATATAACTGATTCAGATTGCTATTTAAGGATTGCAAATATTACTAATGATATTACACAAGATTTTAGATTAAGTAGTGTTAAAACAAAATATGATAGCAAAACATTTGAAATATTTGATGGACTAAGTTCCATTACTCTTGCTATAAGTAATTTGGCAAATATAAATTCTGGTGCATTTGCTACTTTTGATGATTTATGGACTTATATAAACTCTAAAAGAAGTGCGTGTTTGGCATCAAACAACAATCTTAATGGAGATGTAATTGGCACTTATTTAGCAAATACTATTGATAAATTTAAAGGTATTTCACTACTTGCTGGAACTCCAACAGATGGACAAGTTTATATGTATAATGCTGCTACAAATAAATTTGTTTTAACTAGCGTTTATGATAATACATGGAAAGTGATTTATGCGAGTGTTACTGATGCAACTACCGTAACTGGAACAATTAACGAAACAATCACAAGGTCAATAGCAATTCCTGCTAATACGTTTATTGTTGGTGATATTATAAAGATTACTAGATATGATAGAATTACTGGAACTGCAGGAACTAAGATAAATAAAATTCATATAAATACTGACCCAAGTTTAGCTGGTCCTCCAACATCAACGTTACTTACCACATCATTAACGGCTGCTGCAAGTACAAGAGGTATTGGCACAGATTTTATAATGGCAATTAAATCATCAAGCGTTACAGAAATGAAAGCTGCTGCATCTACTTCTTATAGTAGTAGTGGTGGTTTCACGTCTGCAACTAGTCAATTTAATATAAATTGGGCTGTTTTACAATATATTTTACTCACAGATACTTTAAGCAACTCTGCTGATTCAATTGTAAATTCATTTGTAGTTATTGAAAGATGTAGAGCAATAGGTGGAAGTTAGAAATAAATACTTTAAATAAAAAATCCCTCAATTTAGAGGGATTTTTTATTATTGCATAGTTGATTTTTCTAGTTCTGCATCAACAATTGATTTTTTAACATCTTGCTTGAATTTGACATCTTGACTATCCTCTGAATGTCGTAATTTCTGTTCTAGCAATGCCATTTCATTTTGACCTTTTAATCTTTCAACTTCTAAAGGTATATTGATACGTTTCATTTCTAGTTCTGATTCTACTTGCAATCGTTCAGCATTTGCTTGTTGTTGCATACGAGCTTGTTCTAAGTTGTTTTTCTCTGTTTCTGCTTTTAATTTATTGATTGCAGTAACTCCATTTTGCAATATTTCCTCTGCTTCGGCTACGCTTTGGCTATTAACCATTTTTAACAATGCTAATGCAAAATTTGGGTCATTCGTAGTTGGCAATAACATTTGAGCAGTTTGAATAACATTTTGTTTTTGTGCTTGTTGTTTTAGTTTATTTTGCACCACTAATCCATATCTGTTCAAATACCAATCTGTATCTTTAGAAAGGTTAAAGAAATTTTGCCCTCTTTCTCCTACGTAATACTTTATTTTATCCGAACCTTTCCAACAAACTGGAAATAAATTGCAAATCTCTTGTAATGACGATTGAATTACATTATACCATGTAGAAATATATGGATATAAACTCATTTGTGCTTGTTGGATGGCATTTTGCTGTGTACCTAATCCAGTGTTTGAATTTACAATACCCATGTAGCCCTCATTTAATCCAGTTACTAATAACATACTTGTATCTAAGAACTGAATAAACCTCATTAAATCTGAAACGGCTTGGCTTAATCCCATGTCAATCTCTTTTGGCTGGATTATCTGTCCACCATTTAATTGCATATCCCCCTCTTTAGCTGAATTTACTCTGTAAACTCCATAAGCCATCATATTATAGTGATTATCCAAAGGATTATCCTCTGTGGCTTCATCTACAATCAATATTTTACCTTTTGCTTGACCAACTAATCTGTCAATTGAATAGAAAGCGTTAATTTTCATTGATTCTAAAGGTTTCAATAAATCAACGATACATGGATGCAAACCATCTACAATACCCTTAATTGGCAATTCTCTTTCGCTTGGGGTATCTTCTGAAACAATTTGGTTTGGCATTTCTCTACATTGATAGTAGATTTGACCAGCAATTCTAGTGCATTCCCAAAGTGTATTTGTACATCTCATTTCATACTTGTCGTTCGGATTACGCTTATCGTCATCACCAACGAAATGCACGTGAGGATTATCCTCGTCTAATTTATTAGGAGTTATTTTGCATTTAACCCATTTGATTGCTTTGAAATAAATCTTGTAGCAATCGATATATAAAGTATTTTGCTCAATATACCAATTACATCCATCAGTCCATGTTTTAGCCATTGCAGCAGCACCAATATTGCCAAAGTTTTCCATTAATCCATTGAGATAATCTACATCTTCCTCGCTTAAATTAGGACATTTATCGATTATTTCTTGTGGTGTAGCTGAATAGTAATATCCTGCATATCTACCTTTATGGATAAATGGACTTGTGCTATCTAAGTCATAAATCAAATTTTGAGTAGGAATTACATCTAATTCTGGGTCTTCTAATCCTTTGTAAACATCACAAGCCATTTTACCAGTAACAAAGTAGTTCCAAAGTAATTGGTTGGTGAGTTTATACTGCATCCCTTTCATGGTATCAGTCAATATCCAATGCAATGCCTTAGATAGATTTATTTCAGCTTCGGTTTGATATTTAGAATAATCCATTGCTTTGATTTTCTCAATATCTTCTGGTTGGATTACGTCTAAAACATCAATTGGCGCGCCTAATGTTTCATTAATACCACTTTTTTGTCTTGTAAATCTTGCAAGTTTCTCAGCTGCAATCTTAGAAATTTCCTCAATTTTCTGTTCATTACCCTCTTTATTAATCACAGAAACATTATAGTCGAGTTCCTCGCTGCAGTATTTACCAATGGCTTTATTTAATAAATGAGCAATGGTGTTTACTTGTCGTATTCGACCAGGTAAAACTCTATCTGGCGTATTTGGATTTACGTAAAGTTTGGTAACATAATCAAAGTCTGATTCTGGTACCATCCCTCTAGCGTAGTTAATATTTTCAATATCTTTTTCATTGTAGCAATTCTGGCCACTCATTATAATTGCATCAACGGCTTTCATAGCCCATGATAATTGTTGTTCTTTTTTTGCTGGTACTACATTACTAAAATTTCTCATATTATCGTGTCATCATTTTCTGTTGTTCGACTGTACTTATAACTATCATCTTATTACCACTATGTATTGTGTATGGAATAAATGGCTTTTCTTTTTTCTTTGGCATAAACTCTGGGAGTAATTTAATATTATCCTCTGCGTGTAATACAGCCCAAATATATGCCATAGCTAAATCCACGTTTTCTGTTCCAAAGTTACTTAATTCATCTAACAATTGTATAAAAACATGATTCTCCCAATTGCTATCGAAATCTTGGACAGCCTTTTCAGTTGCAGTAGCAACAGCTTGTGCCGTTGGACTTACTCCATATCTTGCAGTATTATTTTTGCTATAAATATTATCTAACATACTAGGTCTGCCCTTTAAATATTTAGAAGCATTCCTTTTTACAAAATAATCTTTCCAATCATCCTCTGTATGTTCAAATAGTAATTGACAATCATAATACATTGCAGTAAGTAAGCAATCCTCAAAAAACATATCTTTTGTTTTAGGCCTATTATGATAAATACAAATAGGTAAATTACCAATTTCGCTCAATCCATTAAATGGTCTATAAATTACAATTGCACCTTTTGATGTAGCGAATTGACCACTATCGCCTTTACGATAAGGGTCAACTGCACCAACATCTTTATTAATTAAACCTTTTTTTGGATGTAAGTAAATTTTCCATCTACCATCTAGGCACTCTGCAAATTTTATACTACCATCCTTATTGTCTTTGTATAAATTTCCAGTTTTAATTTGACTTTCAATAGCCTTGTTTGTCATAATATCAGCTATTTGTGATGATATGTAGTTTGTATTAAATGGACTTTGATTAATTGATACAAACATTTCCTTTTCAGTTAAAGGATAATTTTGCATTTCAATGGTGAGAATATCGTCTTTCAATCCTTTTCTTCTATCAAGTACCCATTTTTCAGCTCCCTCCATGTCGCTATCTCCATTCTCTTTCACAAATCCCCATAAGGCTTTGTTTGCAGGAATAAATAGTTTTTCAAATCCAAAATCATTATGATTAAACCATAATGTTCTGAAATCTTTATATCCATGGTTAAAGGCATTTGATGTACCACCAGCTATGATAGTACCAAACTTTTTAGCACCTTTTTGTAAATTCGCTCTTGATGTTTGAATAAGTTTTAATGGGTCTTTAATCTCCCCAAACTCCTCTAATCCCATAACTTTGAAACGCCCAGATTTACCAACGTCAGCATTAACTACTTTAAGCATAGTTAATGAAGATAGGTTGCCACGTTCTGTTTTTCTACCAGTTTCTTCATCTGTTTCAGTCCATCCATACTTGTATAAATCTACACTATTTGCAAGTCCTGGGTCTACCTTAAAATCATCTAGTAAATGTTGCCAACCTAATTTATATTTATTTTGAAATTGTGTTTTTGCAGGGGATTCGCCACCTGGAAACAACATTATAATGTGGTTATCCTTGAAAAAATGAGTTTCATACAAAGATATGTTTGCTAAATCATAGCTAAATCCTTTATCCCTGCCTTTCCCAACTATTAAATCTCTTTCGTTTTCATAGCAATAGTCAAGTAAGTCGTATAAGTCTTTTTGTGCATCCACGTAGTAAGGGCTAATCATTTTCTCACGACTATCCCCATCTTCTAAGTGAAGTATCTTAAAAAAATTTAGTTTAAAATATAGCCTACCAGTGATTGTAGTGCCACCATGCGTATATCCGTTAAGTATGTAATGTAGTTGTTCTTCTAACCATGCAAACCATTGTGGACTATCCCTTTTGTAATCTGGGATTCCATACTTAACAACGGGCGAAAAGTCGGTGTAATTTACACTCAAAACTTTTTATCTGTTTTTCTCCTCTAAGAATGAGAGGCTACGATTCGACTTAACTTTCCCAATAACATCTTTAGCAGACGTATCAGCACTTTTATTTATTTCTCCAACTGTATTTATAACTGTTGGTAATTCTTTCATTATTGTAATAATATCCTTTAAATTTTCGCTACTTACAACAGCTTCATTATCTATATAACTACTTAGTAATTTACCACCCTTAAGATATGATTTTCGGAGTTTATTTTCTTGTGTGTCGCAAATTTGCTCATACTTTTTGATAGCATTTTTAAGTTGCTCTACGTCAAATTTCTCTTTTCCAAACACAGATGCATAAACTTCGCTTCTTCGTACAGATTCAGATTGCTCGTAAGCAAATGGACTTGTTGGGTCTGCATATAAAACTACAAAAGCAATAGCGTTAGGTCCATGCTTTTCAAGTATATCTCTAAATTCAACATAGTAATTGCAGGTATCTTCATCTACCTCCCATTTCTTCTTAGTCTTGTTGAATTTAGCAAATATTACCATTTTAAATTTTTATCTAACTCCTGGTCGGTTAGCTCTAGCATCTTTAGTACCACTACAAGCGCAATTAATTTTGGCTTTTTTAGGCATTAAAGAACTACCAGTGCTTTTTAATTTAACAACTGGAGGATTATGTGTTTTAGTTGGATGTACGTATTTAGGCATGATTAATAGAATTTAAAACCTAATTTATTGGTTAGGTGTGCTTTTAAATCACTTATACTCATTGCA